GTAGCTACAGCCGGATTGCAAGGATACGGAGCAGCGGCATTATATGGATTTTGCGGAAACACAGATGGCCAGAATGTGGGATTCAGAGACATTTATCGAATTTGTAACAAAGATAGCGCAGTTATGACCCCATCAACCGATGGGCGGAACGCATCCAAAGTTACATTTATGAGCGGAATCATAGACTTTACTTTTAGAAATAACGGATCCCATCCACTAGAAGTAGATTTATATGAAATTAATGTTATGACAGATCATACCGGAAAACCAAATTTTGGAACTACGATTACGGAATCAGAAGATGGAACGAATGATATTCCCGGAGCAACTACGTCCCTTAGATTACTTTATCGCGGAGTTACACTTTTTGATTTACCAAATGCGATTAGCAAAGATAAATGGAAAATTTATAAGAAGAAGAAATTCTTTCTACCAGTTGGAAATACAGCGACCCATCAACATCGAGATCCTCGAAATCATATCTTTAATGCAACAGATATCAATATGTTAGAAGGAGATAGATCTTATGCAAGACGAAAGATGACACAACTTTATGTGTTTGTAGCTAAAAATATTATCGGAACAGACTCCGAAAGTGTTAATTTACAAGTCGGAGTTACGCGCAAATATTCATATTGTATTAATGAAGCATCGAAAGCACTTGATTCTTACAATCCTTAACTTGCCCGCGGTAGACTGCCCATAGCGGAGCGGAGCCCGATTCCTTTTCCAGCCCCCCGGAGGCTTGCCGGAGGGTCTAATCAAAAGGAGATAATTTATAAGATAACACAAAAATATATTCAATTAAAATGAACAATTTGAGTGAATCTACGTTTTAAAGCATTTCTAGTATCTTGATCCAAGTCAGGATACCATTCATCAGGAGACAAATTAGAAGTAATCCAGATAGTTGTAGCCTGAAGACAGACAGAAGAACCCTTCACTTCAACAATGGTTGGGTATCGATCGAGCCATCGCAACAAGTGAGATATTCCGATAGATCCTCGGAATTCATCAATGACGACATTCGATTGTCCAACGTACCCGTCCCAGAATTTAGTACACGGGTCTTTGGGGAAGGCGTCGAAGGAAGCTTCCTCCCAGGCCCGTTTTGACTTGCCGGAACCAGTACGTCCCCAGAAGACAAATACTTGTTTCTCTTGAGCCACAGGTTTGAGCGAATCCACTCTGATTTTCTTGAGATTTCCATAGCAGTGGACCAACACGTCGCCAGGAATAGAGGAGAAATCGCCTTGCCGGGCACTAGCAACAATTAAATCCCAGTCCTTAGAAGAAGCACGATCCATGGGTTTCTTACCCAAATCGAATTGGGTTCCTTGAACACGAGTTTCTTCCTTGAAAACATATTCTTGAGCAGCCTTAGAACGAGAAGCCTCAGCATGAATGTGATCCCCGTATAAGAACTTGACTTTCCGAAGAGTGACTTTAGACTTGAAAGCAACGAAGATTTGCCAGTGCAGATAGCCCGTTTCAGAACCTTGCTCCAATTGACCACGAATCCAAGAGCAGTCAGGGTGGAGATAAGGAGTGAAATCCTCCCAAGGGATAGTCAACAGCCAATAACGAGCTTGAATAGAAGGCATTTAAAGAAAAGAAGACACTAGCCGCTCTAAGTGTTACTTACAGAGCGGCGTCTACGTCTACCCTCTCTCTATTTATAGACGAAAAGATCCCTATGACGTCAGATTTAAAGAAAGCCCCGGCAACCGGGGCGTATCCAATCAAAAAGGGTGCGGGGGCTTGCCCCCGACAGAAATTCACCGAAAGCATGAATTTAATCTTTCCCCCTTAATTATCAAAAAAAAGAAATTAAAATGGCGTACAAGCGGAAGTACAACGGAGGCGCAGGAGGTCGTTACAGGAAACTTGTCCGAACAGGAATGTCTTTAGCCGGAAGAATTGGCGGAAGCTATATTCAAAGCTATTTTAAGAAGAAAATTCCACGTGAAACAGGTGTGACTAGTCAGTATGACAAAGTGACTCAGTATTCCCGGAAATCGATGCCACGTGCGAAGAAGCGGAGATGGCGGAAGTTTGTGCAGAAAGTGCAAGCAGTGAATGATAAAACGCTTGGAACAAGAACCGTTGTATTCAATGAAACACTGAGTGTGGTAGCTACAGCCGGATTGCAAGGATACGGAGCAGCGGCATTATATGGATTTTGCGGAAACACAGATGGCCAGAATGTGGGATTCAGAGACATTTATCGAATTTGTAACAAAGATAGCGCAG